GACCTGAAGCTGGCGTACCTGGCCGCGCGGGAAGCGGGCCTGATCGACGGCAAAGGCCGGGCGAATTTCGACGAGCTGAAGAAGCTGCACCCGAACCTGTTCTCCGCGACGCAGCCCGCACCGGGACACGCGGGAACCGGGACCGGGAAGCAGCCGACCGGCGGCGGCGGGATGAACGACTTCATCCGCAAGGCGGCCGGGAAAGGGTAACCAGGAGGTAAGCGATGCCGTACGACAGCGTAATCGACCGGACCGACGCCGGGGCATTGATCCCGACTGAAGTCGCGAACGAAATCATCAAGGCGGTCCCTCAGTCGTCCGCGGTCATGCGGATGGCCAAGAGGCTGCCCAACATGTCGCGGTACCAGCGCAACATCCCGGTGATGTCCGCGCTGGCCTCGGCATATTTCATCAACCCCGGAGCGGACCACTCCGACACCGGCCTCAAGCAGACCACCGAGGTGACGTGGGAGAACGTCTACCTGTACGCCGAGGAGATCGCCGCGATCGTGCCGATCCCCGAGGCGGTGCTGGACGACTCCGACTACGACATCTGGGGCGAGGTCAAGCCCAGCCTCATCGAGGCGTTCGGGCAGGTGTTCGACGCCGCGGTGCTGTACGGCACGAACGCGCCGGCGCCCTGGCCTGACGACCTGCTGACCCGCTGCACCGCGGCCGGGCACGTCGTGCAACTGGGCGCCGTCGGCGACCTGTACGACGACCTCCTCTCCGAGGGCGGCACGATCAGCAAGATCGAGGAAGACGGGTTCATGGCGACCGGCCACATCGCCCACCTGACGCTCCGGGCGAAGCTGCGCGGGCTCCGGGACGACACCCAGCAGCCGCTGTTCAAGACGTCCCTGCAGAGCCCGACGCAGTACGAGCTCGACGGCGTGCCGCTCGAGTTCCCGATGAACGGCTCGGTCAACCCGGCGTCGAGCCTGCTGATCTCCGGACAGTGGAACCAGCTGGTGTACGCGATTCGGCAGGACATGACGTTCAAGATCTTGACCGAAGCCGTGATCCAGGACGCGGCTGGAGCCATCAAGTACAACCTGGCGCAGCAGGACATGGTCGCCCTCCGCGCGGTGATGCGGCTGGGCTGGGCGCTGCCCAACCCGATCAACCGGATCAATGCGGCCGCGGCGACCCGCTGCGCGTTCTCGATCCTGGCGCCGGCGACGTAACGGGACGAAACCGGGCGACCATACAGGCATGGGCGGGCACACAGGCCCGCCCACCACGAGCCAATCAGGAGGCAGATCATGAGGGACAACAGGAACCTTTTCGGCGCCGTCGTCGTGGCGATCGTGTTGTTGATGGCGGTCGCGCTGCTGGGTGGGCCCGCCGACGTCGGGGTACAGGCCGCGGAGATCACGCCGGTGGCCAGCGTCAATCTCACGTCGGACACGCCGCGGCTCGTCACGTTCTGGGACGACACGGTGCTCAACGAGGACACGGCCTCGGGGGCGATCGAGTGCGCTAACTTCGAGCTGATCGACCTGCAGCACATCGTCGACGAGACCGAAGCCAACACGACCACGTTCACGATCGAGTACTCGAACGACGGGGCCACGTGGGAGAGCGGACCGGCGTTCGCGAGCGCGGTCGCGGCGGATGACGACGCGCTGGACCAGTACGCACTGTTCGGGAAGTACGTGCGGCTGTACGCCAACGTGACCAACACCGAGGACGTGACCGTGACGGCGATCGGCGTCTTGAAGTAAGCGGAGGAAGCGATGTCAGCGACGGCGGAGCAGATCGCGGAACTCAGGCGGATGGCAGCGGAGCCGACCACGTCCACGTACTCGGACGATACCCTGGCCGGGTACATCGAGCGCTACCCGCGCATCGACGAACAGGGCGAGCGGCCCTACACGCTGGACTCTGGCACGCCGCCCGAGCAGACGGCCAACCCGTCCTGGATCCCGACGTACGATCTGCACGCCGCCGCCGCTGACATCTGGCTGGAGAAGGCCGCGTCCGTGGCGGCCCGGTTCGACTTCAGCGCGGATGGATCCATCAAGCACGTGAGTCAAATCCACGCGCAGTACATGAGCATGGTCCGCTACCACAGGTCGCGGCGATCGGCGACGACGGGCACGTTCCACAAGTGGCCGAAGGAGTCGAACGCGAATGACTTCCCGTGGATCGGGAACCTGGCGGAGCCCGACTGAGGTAAACCTCATGATCACGTCTGACGAGCTCGAGTGGATGCGGGAGTACCAGGAGGACGCGCTGCCGGACACGGCGACGATCCAGCGGGTGAGCCGCACGCCGGACAATGCCGGCGGGGCGTCGGAGTCGTGGGAGAAAGTCGCGACGGTCGCGTGCCGGGTCGCGCCGAGTGGACGCGCCCCGGAGGATCGGGCGGTCGCGGAGCGGCTGAACGTGACGAGCTCGTGGACGATCACCGTGCCGGCCGAGACGGACGTGCGGGCCGGCGATCGGGTGGTGGTTGACGCACGGACGTTCGAGGTCCTGGCGGTGCTGGCCGGGAGCTACGAGACCGCCCGGCGGGTCGTGTGCTCGGAGGTGGCGTGATGGCCAAAAGTCCGATCGCGGTCAAGCTGGTTTTCAACCGGCTGCCGGAGCTGAAGGGACAACTGCGTGACCGTGCGAGCCAGGCGGTGCGCAAAACGGCGTTCGACGTCGAGGCCGGAGCCAAAGCGCGTAGCCGCGTCGACACGGGCAACATGAAGAACGGCTGGCAGACGGAGATCGAGGACGACCTCAACGCCTGGGTCTACAACGACGTGGAATACGTCGTCCACCACGAGTTCGGGACGCACAAGATGTCCGCGCAGCCGATGGCGATCCCGGCCGCGGAAGAGGTTCGCCCGTCGTTCAATGCGGCGATGAAGGAGCTGCTGGACTGATGATCGAGACGTTTCGGGCCGAGCTGTGGCTGTACTCCGTACTGTCCGGCGACACGGGCGCGGGCGGGGTGAGCACGCTCGCCGGGGCCAGGATCTACGCCTACGTCGCCCCGATCGGGACGGCGTTCCCGGTCGTGGTGTTCTCGCACCAGGGCTCGCACGACGTGCGCGGGGTGGGACCGGGCCGGATCATGGCCAGCAGCGTGTACCAGGTGAAGGTCATCGGGCAGGGAACGGCCGCCGGCTTTGGGGCGATCAAGGCAATCGCGGACCGGATCGACGCGCTGCTGCAGGGCGCGAGCGGGTCGGTCGTGGACGGGTACGTGCTGTCGTGCGTCCGCGAGCAGCCGATCAGTTACGTCGAAACGAGCGAAGGGAAGGTTTATTCCCATCTGGGCGGGCTGTACCGCCTGCAGGTGCAATGACGGGAGGAATCACATGGCAGAACGATCGACCATCACTCAGGTAACGCAAATCGGGGTGGAAACGGAGGCTGGGACGGCGGTAGCGGCCGGGAAGCTGCTGCAAGCGCTGAGCATCGAACCGGCGATCAAGGCAGACGTGAGCACCTTCCGGCCGATCGGCGGGAAGTACACCACGATCGCCGCGCTGGGCAAGGAGTGGGTGGAGGCCAAGATCTCGGGAGAGGTGGCGTGCTACAACCACCTGGCCTACCTGCTGGCCGGCATCCTGAACAAGCCAACGCCGGTGCAGCAGGGCGCGACCGCCGCGTACCTGTGGACGTTCACGCCGGCGCAGACGGCGGCAGATACGATCGCGACCTTCACGGTCGAGCAGGGCTCTTCCGCCCGGGCGGGATCGTTCGCGTACGGGCTGATCAGCTCGCTGGGCCTGTCGTTCAGCCGGGAGAAGATCGCGGTCTCGGGGACGATGCTCGGCCAGGCGTACGAGGACGGCATCACGATGACCGCGAAGCCGACGGCGATCGCGGTGAAGCCGATCCTGCCGACCGACCTGGATGTCTACCTGGACGACACATCGGCAGGCATAGGCACGACCAAGCTCACGCGGGTGCTGTCGGGGTCGCTGGACATCTCCGACCGGTTCGGGACGTTGTGGGCGATCAACAGCGCGGTGTCCGGCTTCGCGGCCCACGTCGAGACGCCGCCCACGGCCCAATTGAAGCTGCTGGTGGAGGCCGACGCGACCGGCATGGGCCTGCTGACGCCGATGCGGGCGGGCGACAAGCGGTACATCCGGCTGGCGGCGGAAGGGCCGACGATCGCCGACACGTACAAGTACGCCCTGCAGATCGACCTGTGCGGCGTGGTGACCGACGTCGGCGAGTTCTCCGACGAAGACGGGGTGTACGCGGTCGAATGGACGTTCGACGTGGCGTACGACGCGGCCTGGGCGAGCGGGCAGGCGCTCAAGGTGCTGCTGACGAACGTGCTGTCGGCTTTATGAGGCAAGTTACTGATCGCCGCTGCGCTTCCGTTTCGGACCGAAACGACGTTGTCGTGTGGGGAAGATGCTCTGTCGCAGCCGATGGCACTCGCGGCACCGACGATGTCCATGTCGATCCAGGTAGGTGTTTTCGGGGCTGAAAGGATGTCCTTTGGCGCAGTGTGTGGCTCTGGAATGAATACCGGTGACCCCATTTCCGCGGCGGAGATTCTCGCCGGTGGTCACCGGTTCCAGGTGGGCGGGATTGACGCAGCGACGATTTCGGCAAAGATGGTCAAGCTCCATTCCCTCGGGAACAGGACCGACGAGCAACTCATAAGCAACCCGATGAGCCTGTGCCATTCCTTTGGCAGGCCAGTCTCGAGCGATTTGTCCGTAGCCGTGGCGCGTGGAAGCCAACCAGAGCCAGCATTCGTCGTCGCCGCTCATGGCGACCTTTGGCCAGAACCGCTCAGCAATGGGAAGAGATTTTCTTGTCATGAGCACATTATAGCACCGTTACCGTACGTTGGCAACAAGGAGGACGCATGGGGATTCGGATCAGCGAACTGACGCGGGACGAGCGGACGATCCAG